AAAAAGAAAAAGTAATCGAAGAAAAAGGCAAAGATCTGCTCGTGTTTTGGGAAACCGACGTCAACGAAAACCGAAAACAAGTCGTCCAGCGGCTACTTGAACACGCATGAACAAAATAAGCGAAATGAGAGGACTCACGAAAGAAAAGCTTCGATCAATCATCAAAGAAGAGATTGATCAAATGAACGAAGATCCACGTGGCCCGGGCGATTTTGATCTTGAATCCGTCGAGATTGGATCGACCGGGGGAATGTACGCAAAGTTTTGGGTTCCGAAGGAAGGGAAACGGGGCTCTTCCGTTGCGAAAGTGAAAATCGCTCCAGGGGGAGAGCCTGCTTTCATCTCAGCTGAAGACGCCCGGCGGCTTGCCCAAAAGTTTCAAGAATTGGCAAACAGATAAATAAAATGAGAATCACCGAAGACAAATTGCGATCGATGATTCGAAAAGAGCTTTTGACCGAGCTCGAAGAAGTCGGTGAAGAGATGTTCAGTAGAGTCGCTGTCGGAAGGGAAATCGTTGGCGCCGAATTTTCGAAAGAAGAGGGCGAAGCGTCCCTCATGTTTGGCGATGAGTCTTCTCGCGACAGGCAGATGGAATTTGTGATTCAGGCAAATGGTGAAGACGGAAGTTTGAGTCTCAAAATCCCAGAATCTTGATTGTTATGAAAGTTCGATCGATTATTCGCGAAGAGCTTGGAAAAGGCTCTGCTGGAATGACTGAAAGATCTTGGGGGGGGCGTCCAGGCTTTTTTGAAACGAAACGAGGTTAAAGACGCGTATATGACCGTTGATGGAGAAAGCATCTTTATCGATCTTGGTCGGGGGGGATATCGAATTCCGGTTGACAAGTCTCAAAATCCTGTTTATCGGTGATTTAAAAAATGAGCGATTATAGAAAAAATATTCAAATATGAAACTCACAGAAAGCAGGTTGCGCAGCATCATTCAAGAAGAGCTTCAAAAGCTCAGAGAAGCCCGGCTTGAGGGAGAAGACAGAGAGCGTTTGGCGAAAGCCGTTGAAAAGGCGGTTGACGTGCTTGGACGTTCCCTCCGGAGAAACACGGCTGGAAATCGGAGCTCCGGTGAAATTGAGTTTGTCAATTCAGATGATACCAAAGGCTTTTTTGTGAACGGAACTCGAACTCGAAATCGGTTTGATATCCAAATCGCTGGAAAAGGGCGAAGAGAAGAATACGAAGGCACGAGAGTTACGCTTTCCGACGAGCTCGGGAAGGGAGACGTTCAAAAGATCGCCGATGCCATCGAAGAAGAGCCGCTTGAAGCGCCCCGGCGAGGCTCCATGCCCGGAAGAGGTGAAGCACCAAGAAGAGATATTTGATATGAAAGAAAGCAAATTGCGGCAGGTTATCCGAGAAAAAATCGCCGACGTCGAACCTTACGACGATGTCTTGGCGAAAGTATCCGACCCGGAGGGCCGCAGCATTGAAGTTCACAGGGGCGGAAAAATTTTGGTTTATGCGAAATCCAGGCTTCAAGCAAGACTCAATCTCGGGCGAGATGAAATGAAAGAATTGGCAAAAGCGCTCACGACATAAATTGATGACAATGACTCCAGAAGCGGCGCAAGACCTCCAAGCGTATTTTGGCATGGGCATTTTTGATGATGATTCTGAAGATGGAGAAGATGAGAAGCAAAATTTTGATATGGGCGAAGTTCGCAAAGCGATTCGAAAAGAAATCCGAACCGTGCTTTCAGAATATGGCACTGAGGCAGATCCAGGTCGCGCCACTGCCGCTTCTCCGGGCGGGCCGGGAACTGACTGGTTTTATATTGCGAGGTTGATAAGCGACGTGGCTCGGAGCCGCCGGGAAGTTGAAGACCTTGGCAAGCGAGAAGCGGGGGGCCAAACTGTTCACGAGTTTTCTGTTCAGGGAACCAAATTTCAAATCAAAAAATCAAGATGAAAGAAGAAAAACTGCGATACCTCATCCGAGAAATACTTCAAGAAGTCTCCATTGACCGTGGGTTTTTGAACTCTTTTGCCGAGGCTCTTGAAGATCTCACAGGGCGAGAAGCTTACGTCAAAACAAGCGAAGACAATGCTATTCGCTACGACGGAAAATCCAATAGGCTCGACATATATTTGAGGTCTGCGGCCGGAAACCGGCTTGGGAGCGACGTCGAAGTGAAAGTCGTCGACGCTCGGGGAACGGTTCGAACAGGCATCGACGTTCCATCGGATCCGGAGGTTGCTGCCGAGGAAACCGCTCGGGAACTCGACAAAATCAATGAAAGTCTTCGATCGAAAATCCGAACCATCATTCGAGAAGAAGCTGATGAAGACGAAGAAGAAATGATTCAAGGGGAAGATCGCGATGAAGAAAAGGACGCTGAAGAGCGGGTTGGGGTTGAAAACGCCGAAAGTGGAAACTACTACAACGTCAATCGAAGCTACGCTCTGGACAATCCACAGAAATATAACAAGATTCGAGAAACGATTCGGAAAACGGTCAAAGAGATGCTTTCCGAAAATCAAATCGATATGTTCGGCGGGGCGACTCGGCTTCCAAGTGTGTCAGATGTGCTTCAGAAAGCAGATAAATTCGAGATCCACGACAAAGAGGCGATGGACTTTGGCAAGCATTTCGAGTCCAGAGACATCGCCGAAATCGTTGATTTCCTCCAACGAAGTGGTAGCCCTGAAGAGTATGAGGTGGCTATGTTTCAAGGGCGGAGCCCACTGACGACAATTCCGGCTCGACAGTTCCTTCGGCTCGTTCAAAACACAGATCTTGCAGCAAGACTTTAAAGTAAAAAAGTTATGATTGTAAAAGAAATTCGAAACGAAGAAGAGTTCACGCAGGCTACGCAAGACCGAGTTGTTGTTGATTTCCACGGCCAGTGGTGTCAGCCTTGCCTTCGGCTTGCGCCGGTTCTTGAAGAAATGGATGTTCCAGTTGTGAAGGTTGACGTAGACGAGAACCCGGAGCTTGCCAAAGAACATGGGGTGATGAGCCTTCCGACACTTGCGGTTTTTGAAGATGGAGAAGAGCTTGATCGGATCGTCGGAACCGCCCAAAGAAGCCAAATTAAAAAGCTTTATAATGAAGCTTAAAGAAGCGCTTAAACAAAGAATTAAAGAACGACTCGTTCAAGAACGGACGGGTCTTTCCGCGTATCAAAGCGGGTCTTCAAACTCCGCTCGGTATACTCCGCCGGGACAAGAAAAAGTTCTCTCCATCCCCCAACTCTCTGGATACTACCAAATCGAAAAACCCGTTGCCGACGACCCGATGCCCTCTGGCGAAGTTGCCGACGGTCCTGATACCGAAGTCAGTCCTGGAGTTGGAGTCAAATACAACAACAAAATCCGAAGAGAAGAAGAGGGTGAGCTGACCGCTTCCGGGATGCCCGGCGAAGCGTACGCAAGTCCATCTGAATACGTCGATGCGCACAGCGCCGACGATGAAACCGAAGCAACTGCTTGATATATGAAACTCACACAAAACAAATTGCGATCAATCATTCGAGAAGAGCTTCGCTTCACCCAAGGGCGAACGGGCGTTCCAAAGGGAACATCCAACTACCACATCCACCAGTTCATCAAAAAAGTGGCAAATGAGCTAGCTAGCCGCCTTCAATCTGCTTACGAAATCCAATTTGAAGACGCTCAGGAAAGCCGAATGGCGGTCACCGCCGATTTTAAGATTTATAACAATCGCCAAGATATGTTCAAAGAAGGAAGTCTCGCTATATTTGACATCGGCGGCGAAATCACAGTTGAAGTCCGGGGTGGAGACCTTGGAAGCAGCGTCAGCGAAAAGCAAGAAATCATCAAACAAACGTTTGGGTATAGCGAAGCGCCACTCGGGGAAATCGATATTGTTTCTTCGCTTCAAGTTCTTGCTGGAAGATGATATACATAAACGTAGAACCAAAAAGAAAAAATCTATCATGAAACTTACCGAATCTGACTTGAGGCAAATCGTTCGAGAAGAGCTTCAAAACGTTATTCAAGAAAAAAAGCAGCTCGACGAGCTTTCTTTTCGCGAAGACAAAATGCAGGAGCTTCTTTCCAGAGAGCCAAAGCTTCAGCGTATTCAAAACGACGCCGGACACTCCCTTCAAGGAATGTTCAACCGATACGTTAAGCGTAATAAAAAGCTGAAGCGAAAATACAAGCAAGCGTCGCCACAAGGATGAAACTCACCGAAGATAAGCTCCGATTAATTATTCAAGAAGAGGCACGGCGGCTTTTCGAAAACCGCCGTTTTGAGAGCGTCGTAAGTAAAGTTCAGCAGAAGCTGCGGCGGCAAGGATTCGATCCGAAAATGGATGGCGACGCAATTGAGGTTCGAAATTTGAATCTTGATTTTGTTCGCGAGTCTCCTGTTCATCTCACAGTCAACGTGAGCGGCCGGGGAATGTACCGAGAGTTTCAGTTTGACATTCAAAGCCCAAACGCCACCGCAGAAGAAATCATGCAAAGAATTAATCCATTTCTATAAAAAACAATGAGCAACCTGCGCACAGTTATTCGAGAAGAAATGTCTAAAATCCTGCAGAAATCCGACGACGTTGATTTGGGCTCACGAGAACGGAAAGACCGAATGACTTCGCCCGCCGACAGCGATCAGCAAAGCGAAGAAAGGTGGTATCAAAACGAGTCGTCCGAAAATGTTCGGGAGAAGCTCAAGCAAATCGTTGCCGAAGAATATGAAACTCTTCGAGATGACCCAGAGACCTCCATCGAATATCGGTCTGGACTTCGAGAATTTGAAGTTGAAGAAGATGCCAAGCGGTGGTACACAGACAGTGAAGGAAACGTGGATACCTACCGGATTGAAGAAGCCGCCGAAAAAGCGACTCGCAAAATCATTCAAGAGCTTGAAACGTTTCGGCAGCGGGCAGAGGGCGCCCGAAAAGATGAGCTTCTGCAAATCTCAAGTGAGATGATGGAGATTCAAGGCGTCCGAAATTTTGCCGAAGACGTGGTTCAATCAATGAGCGATCCCCAGATGCGAAAGACGATTCAATACATCGATCGAATGCATGATCTTAGCCGCCGGGCTTCGAACGGCGAAACGCTTCGATCCAGGGCGGAGACGGCGAGCTCTGCAGAGCTTTATGAAATGATGAAGCAAGAAGTTATGCGTTTCTTCGGATCTGAAAGAGATTTTGTTATGGAGGTACTTCAAGGAATGGGCACCGACGAGCTTCGACGCACAATTCAAAGAATTGACCGAGAGGTTTTTGACGCGACAATGGGATATTACCAATAAAAAAATCAAAAGATATGAACCTTACAGAGTCAAAACTGCGGGCCATAATTCAAGAAGAGCTGAGAAACCTCACTGAGTCTCAGTTAAACCAAGATCTTGAAGATTTGAAATTTAAATTCGAAAATGACTTGAATGTAGATGTTCACCCGGTAAGCAGAACGTAGATGGAAGTTCATGGGCAATCTGGAGTTGTTAATATCAAATTTGAAGCGTTTGAGTTTCAAATGAGAGGCGATAAAAAACTTGCGATGCGGCTTAAAAACGTTGCAGGAAATCGCTACTCGATGAAGTATTACGGAACGCATTAAAAAACATAAGATACAATGAAACTCACGGAAAACAAATTGCGATCGATGATTCGAGAAGAGCTTCAGAAGCTTAATGAAGCCGCCAACTTGACAAAAGTTCAAGATTTGCTTCACGGGTCTTTTGTGGCCGGGGCAAAAGTCGAGACTGGAGGACGCCTTGCTCTTGACGTCGAAGCAGATGTTCGGTTCAACGTTGAAAGTGCTGAAAGAAAAACCGGAGCCCCGATTAACATTTCAGAGCTGGAGCCAATCCTTGAAGGCTCAACAATTGAATACGCTGCGGCCCATCGAAGTGAAAACGCTTTGGAACTTCATGTGAGCAATGGATATGAATTGATGCTCCAGCTTCCGATGAACCCAGACTTTTATATTCGATGAAACTTACAGAAACCAAGTTGCGAAGTATCATCCGAGAAGAGCTAAAGCGGGAGTACTCTAGCTCAATTTCTCAGCACCCGACGGATTATTCAAACTCTGCTCTAATTCAAGAAAAAATTTACGAAGAGATTGTCAGTTACCTTGACCGCAATGCGCAGCAGGCGGGCAAAGGGTGGAACATCGGCGATATTCACGTGACAATCAAGCGTGGAAATGGAATTCAAGTCATGTGGCATCACAGCGAGGGACAGAAAGCGATTAATCAAGTGAAAATCGGGCCGGATGGAGAGCTTTTCTTTCGAGGGTCGGGCGGCTCGACTCCACGTTCGATGCCGGATTATTATGATCACCCGATGACTGTTGTTCGCCTTCTTCAATCTGATAAAAAGACTGTAAGTAACTATCCAACTTAATTTAATTAAAATCAAAATAAACAAAAATGGAAGAACTCACACAAGACAAATTGAGATCAATCATTCGAGAAGAACTGACGGAAGGAATGTCTGATGAAGCCGAGCGGGAAGAAGCAAGGCGGGCAATCGAAATCCTGTATCAAGCGGTCGACGATATCCGCCGGGAAGTTTCACGAGACAACAGTTACATCGTGAGCGTCATCGAAAATCACGTGGAAGACGCAAAAGAAGAAGTCCGAAGGTTGGCCGAGATTCAATAAAGAACTATGAAACTTTCCAAAAGCAAACTCCGGGATATTATCAGAGAAGAAATTCTTCGGGAAGGGCGTCGAGAAAACCTTGATGAGCTTGACAAAATCAAGTCTCATGTTGGGCGTTTTTAAAAAGACTTGTCTGACCAGTCTTGGCAAGGAGAATTCACTCGCGAAGAAATGGAAGACTTGGAGCGAAAGTTCAAAGAAGTGCGCAGCACACTCCAAGAAATCGAGCGCATTTTGATTGAGGCTGGATGATTCATCCAGCTTTCACTTCGATATTTCAACTCTTCTTCTATTTATGGACGTAGAGGCGCAAAAGCTTCTGCGTCCATTTGCAATGTCTTGAACCAAAAATTGAAAAAGTCACATATGGACATTAAATCCAAACCAATCGAGCTTCCATCCGAGGGTTATTTCTATCCAGAGGGCCATCCACTGTCTGACGGAAAAATATCTGTGAGGCATATGGTTGCAAAAGATGAAGATCTCCTCTCGGATGAGCAGCTTATTCAAAAAGGAGAGGCGATCGACAAGCTTCTTGAAAACGTTATTGTCGAGGAGGGCGTCGAGCTTGACGACGTGCTCAACGGCGATATCGGCGGAATTATGCTCGCCACACGCATTTTGGGGTATGGGCCAGATTACGCATTTGAAACCGAGTGTCCAGTTTGTGGAGAGCAAAACCAAAAATCTGCTGACCTCACTGAAATTCAAAGCAAAGACGTTCCTTTCGAAGAGTTTGAAATTCACCAAACCCGATTTGAAAAGCAGCTTCCAGTAACCGGGGCGAACGTTACGTTCAAGCTTTTGACCCGTGGAGATGTCCAGCAAATCAACAATGAGCTCGATCGGGTCAAGCGAAATGCTGCAGGCAAAAAATCAACCGGGCGCCAAGTCTCGACAAACATGACCACAAGGCTTCGCCACTTGATTGAAGAAGTGAACGGCGAAACCAGCATGGCAGAAATCAGGGAGTTCGTTGACAACATGCCTGCCAAAGACAGCCTTGCGCTTCGAAGAGAGGTGGCTCGAATTAATCCAGATATGGACTTAGAATACGAGTTCATTTGCGATTTTTGCGGTCACAAAGAAATGATGGACATCCCGTTGGATGAAACATTTTTTTTTCCTACCTGATGACCATATGCCGAAGGTATTTTCGGCGATTGCTCGGCTCATTTATTATAGCAACGGCGGATTTTCTTTCCAAGAGCTTTACAGCGGCATGCCGGTTTATGTCCGCCGATATATGATTGGAGAAATCGAAGACATCAAAAAGAAAGAAAAAGAGGCGATCGAAGGCGATTCTTCAAGCGGCGCCGGAGAAACTGCTTCCCGAGAAGATATTGGGCAAGCGATGGAGCATCTTCAAAAGCAAAGTGGAGAAGAACAAGCTGACGAAGAAATCATCAAAGAAGTGTTCGGAAGCGAAGAAGACCGAAAAAAGACGCAAGAACAGAGAAGACCACAGAATACTGAACGCCGATCACCGCAAAAACAGCGGCGGCAACAAAAAACCAAAAAGCAAGAAAATTCAGATAAACGGGAAAAATCCCCACCGAAGAAAAATTCAGAAGAAGACCCGGCGAAAGCTAAAGACTTGGAGCAGTTCATGGACAAGCTTCAAGATGAGATGTGATGAACAAAGAAAGACATTTGAAGTTTCCACCAATCCAGCGGTTTGCTTTAAGCGGTAATTCGCTGGATTTTTTTATTTGCCTGGACATATTTAACAGCGAATGAATCAGACAAAAATTTATGGCATCCCCAGTCTTGGACGACCTCATTGAAACGTTCATCGAAGACCTCAACGACAAACAGCGGCAAAACGTGATCGACAAACTCAAACGGGAAAACTCCGAAGCCGCAGAGCTGCTTCGAAGCGTTTGGCGGATGGAGAAAAACGCTCGAAGCGTAGAGGGGATTGCAGATAAAATTGGCGATCTAGTTTAACTTATAGTAAGTGGCAAACGAAGAACTTCAGTCATTTACAGATCGGCTTGACCAGCTTTTTATTCGTCGGTCGATGAAAGAATCTAGCTATCTTGAAAGCCTTGGAGAACAGCTAGAAGAAAGTCTTGAACGAGCTACCGGCAACATTGGGGATGCCGTATCTCACTTCGAAAAAGCTGTTCGCCGGGGCGTTGAGGGGCGAGGTGGTGTGTCTGTCGAAGGAATATCTCCGCCCGAAACTGACGTGGGCATCCAACAAGACGTGGTGACAGAAAAAATGATTGAAGCGGCCCAGACGTTTGAAATGGCAGCTGGGCAAAAGCAAAGTATGGGGGAAGAGCCCTCGATTCCCACTGAAATTTCTTTCTCTGAGGATACACGTAAGAATATTGATGATATCATCTCCGAAGAGGTATCTGGCTCTGCAGAGTCTGCATTTCAAGAAACCGAAAACTTTTTCGGCGGGTTTACCGAAAGAGTGTTTGACTACATAGAAGGGTTGTCAGCTCAATATGGAAATCAGCAGAATGAGAGGGGAGGAGGGCTTCAAAATGTTCTTGAACCACTTCAATCTGCGATTCCAGATCAAAGTCAAAACCTTGGCACCGCTCAAGTCGGAAAGGTTCAAAGGGTGGTGGATGAGATAAACAGCAGCTTTGCTGAGCTTGCTTCGTCTTCGGACGTTACCGAAGGGCAGACTGAGCAAGTTAAGCAGACCTTTCAATCACTTTCCGGTGAAATAACCGAAATTCAAGAGCAGGTCGTTGAAGAAAAAATGACGATCGAACAAGCGAGTGAAAAAATTAAAGACGTAACATCCGAAATACAAGGACAATTTGAAACTGTTTTTGATGGCGGCTTTGAAAATGAGGAAGAAGTTATTCGAGAGATGAGAAATCTTTCGGGGAAGTTTTCTGAAAACATGAAAGAAGCGGTCATTCAGGCTCAGCAAATGGACGACATCGACGCCGGGGGAATGTCTGAAATCGCTATTGCCGTCCAGCAGTTCACCTCAGAAGATCTCAATGTTCCGTTCGCAGGAATAAATGAAAACATCAAAGGCGCCAAAGAAAAGGCTGGCAACTTTATTGACATTTTTGTGGAAAAAGGGAGGCCCGCTATAACTGCTATGAACGTTGGGCTCGGAGCAACCCTTGCCAGCCTTGGGGCAGGCATCGATCTTTTTGAAGACGCGAGAGATGCGGCGCAATCCCTTCGAGAAGAAACGGGCATCGGTCGCCAAAGAATGCAAGAGCTGCGGCGAGAAGCAAACCGACTTCGCCCAGAGCTAGCTGCGTCTGGACTGAACGCCCAGGCACTTGCGGACGTTCAAACCACCCTCATTGACCGGTTTGGTTCCGCCCAAACGGCAGCGGCGGTGATGGACCGAAATCTCGATAACATCCGAAAATCTTCTGTACAAATCGCCGACTCTTTCGGAATTTCGGCAGAAAAGGCCACGGAAAATTTGGCTTCTTTTGAGCAGCTTTCAAGATTTGTTGGAGGGTCTGCCGGTTCTGCAATCACACTGACAGAACAGCTTGCTCGGGCGAATGACGTTGCCCCACAGGCAGTGATGGAGCAAATCGCAGGAAATGCAGAAGAGCTAGCAAAATACGCTGGGCAAAGCGTCGAGAGGCTTGCGAGCACCGCAACCGAAGCCCAAAGGCTCGGTGTCAATCTTGGAGAGGTCACAGATTTTCAAGAGCAAGCGCTTTTCAATATCACCGATCAAATTGAAAAAACGCAGAAAGCGAATCTGCTTCTTGACGCCCGGATTGACGGCGTGCGGCTTCTGGAAGCCTCTTATGAAGGAACTGGCGCAACGCTTGATGAAATCGAACGGCAAGTTCAAGGCATTGACTTTGAAAACATGGACCCGTTTCAAGCTCAATCTCTTGAAAACGTCTTCGGAATGTCAGCTAACCAGCTTGAGCAGATTCAGCAGGGAGCTGAAACCTTGGAGCGAATGGAGGAAACGACAAACAACCTCTCTTCTGCGGTTGCTTCTGGGGACTTGACGCTTCGACAAGCGCTTGCTTCCGGCGAAGACCGAGACGCAATTACAAGGCTTACAAGGCAGCTCAACGGGCTTTATGTCGTTTTTGCAAAAGAAATTGCTCCGGTGATTAGCGATATCGTTGAAAACATTTTGCCGGGACTCACGGCAGTTCTTGACCTTTTGACGCCGGTCGTGAGGGGACTTGGGATGGGGGTTCAGTTCGCCTTGAGTCCGCTTCAGTCGCTTGCAAGCCTTCTCAGCGGAGATTTGAAGGGAGCAGTCGAGGCACTTTTTTCTCCATTTAAAGAGCTGGGTCAAATGTTTGGTATGACCAGTGAAAAATCCGAAAAAGCAGAGAAGAGTATTGGGCTGCTTGAAGGAGCAGTTGTTTCGCTTGGAGCCGCTATTGGAACATCATTCGCTGTGGGCGGAATAGCAAAATTTGCTTCTTATTTGCCTACCCTTGTCGGATATATTCCGGGGGTTTCGGGGCTTACCTCAGCATTTGTTGGGCTTTCCAACGCCATTGGAATAAGCACCGGCGGGCTTGGATATGTCGTTGCTGGTCTCGCTGCAGCGATCGGTGGCGCCGTATATGCGTTTTATAATTGGGAGGAAACTGTTCAGTTTGTGAAAGATACATTTAACGCATTTGCAAATGAGCTTTTCGGGGTCCAAAACGCAACAGAATCTGTTTCAGATGCATTTTCTTACCTCGGATCCGCGATTGCTCAAAGTTCGGCTTTCCAGTCGGCGACCGGAGGAATTTTACTTTTCAAAAAAGGAATAAACTCACTTATTGACTTGGCCGGGCCTGCGTACGAATCCGTTTCAAATCTCATTTCCGGGTTTTATAAAGGAAAAAATGCGGCTCAATCTTTTGGATCTACGCTTGCATATCTTGCTGAGGGCGCAGCTTCATACTTTTTCCCATTTTTGATGGGACTTGATGATCTCATTAAGGCTTTCGGTGACGTGGCTGAAGAAGGGTCAGAAATGATTACGGCTCTTTTTCAGGGGGATTTTTCAAGTTTTGGATATAATCTTCTACAGATGTTTTCAGATCTGGGATACCGTCTCATTGACGTATTTATACCAGATGATATTACTTCTTACTTGTTTACAAAACTTGACAATTTTCTTAGCCCTACACTTGATTTCTTTCCGCAAAGTCCACCGAAGCGCGGGCCGTTAACGAATCTTGTCGGTGCGGGCGAAGCTTTGATCGACATGATTTTCGACGTGCCCGGCTACGCTGCCCAGATGGCTTCAAACCTTGCTTCAAACTTGTTTGGCGGGCTAACTACCGCAATTAAGTCTGGAGTAGCAAAAGCGCAGAGAGTCTTTTACGAAACCATCGACTTTGTGGGGACGTTTATTGAAAAGTTTCAGTCCACAAAAGGGTCTCTTCTCGACAAGCTTGAAGGGACGGGTCGGATGATTTTGAAGAAAGTCCTTCCGGAAGGCGCAGATGTTGACGCTGCCATAAACAAATTCATGGAAAGTTTTTCTGCTATAGTAAATATAGCGGACAGTTTTACTCCTTTCGATGAAGCGTATAACTACATTACAAGGCTCATTGGCGGGTTGCAAGATCTTGGATCTGCAGTGATGGGTGGAAATTTCAATCAAATTGATGATATTCTGTTTGACATGATCGGAGATCTCGGATACAATCTAGTTGATATGATTTTTCCGGATGCGCTGACTGAATATGTTGCCAACAAAATGAAATCTCTTACCGGGACGATTCGGAGCTACCTTCCGTTTAGCCCCGCCGAAATCGGCCCCCTTTCGACGCTTGACGAAGTGGACATCGGGGCAGAAGTTGCCGCAAATATCGACACTCAAAAAGTTCAGTCGGCAATGGAAGAAATGGGATCGACAGTAAAAAGCGTAGCAGAAACTGTTTTACCTAATCCGGTAGTCGAAAGCGCAAGCGATGTCGTTTCTTCGGTTTATAACACGTTTACAGGTGGGGAAGGCGAGGCGGCCCCCCAACAACAGACGGCGCAAGAGACTGCGGCGACGATGACTGCGCAAACGGTCACAATTCAAACAGACGCAATTCGCGCCCAAGCTGAAGCCGGGCAATTTGCGCAACCTCAAGTCCGGCAAGAGGCTGGAGCGGTAGCTATAGAAGAAGATTTGGGGAGCAGAGAAGGCGACAGTGATTTTCAAATCCAGCCTACCACTGCCACGCAGCAGCCTGAAATGAACGTTCAGCCCGCACAAGAAGGTGTGGCTACAATCGACCAGCAAACCGTTCAAACTCAGGCGGCCGCCACCACCGAACCAGAGCAAGAAATTCGCGTCGATTCAGACACGACAAGTATGGAAGACTTGCTCCGCCAAATTCGAAACAGTCAACAACAACTCCTCTCAGAGCTTCAAAACGGGAATATTGCCGTGTATCTTGACGGCCGAAAAGTCAATAAAGAAATGCTTCGAAATCTTAATGTAGTCGAGTAATTTTGTTTTCCGCCACTATCTATTCACTGAACCACACAACTCTTCTTAAATAAGTGGCAAAGAAGCAAGGGCTTTATAGCGACCTCGACGAATTTATTGAAGAGGGCGGCCGCCACGACGTCGAAAAAGACGTTGAGCAGGAGGGCAATATTCCTTCTTCAAATCCAAAACCCGAAAGTCCGAAGCGAGAAGGAAACATTCAGCCGCCACCGGGGGAAAACCCGGAAGAAAGCGCTCGGCGCATTCAAAGACAAGAATCAGCCACGCCAGAAGGGCCGGAGTCAAAAGGAAACATCGAGCCCCGAGAAGGGGCGGCTCCGGAAAGCTCAGGGCGCCAATCGATCGACCCGAAAAAAAATCCACCTGAAACCCCTGAAAGCCAAAGCATTCCTGTATCGGACCAAGCACCCGAGAAGCCACAAAGGCGGGGAAACATTGAGCCCCGACAGTTTGATCCGAAGAAAGGGCAGGTTCAAAGAGACGCAAACGAAGGCTCCAAACCAGAAACCCCAAGGCGCAAAGAAAACATCCGGCCGGATCAGTCAAACCGGCCGGACAACCCAAACCGCATTTCTCGCCAACCAAACGAAGAAGCGGCTCCAAATGAGTCGAATCAAAGGTCTCTTAAACCGAAAACCAAATCTCGCCCAGAAGAACCAAATCAAGGTTCAAGGCAGGGAAAAGATGAGGCGACTTCAAACAAAGTAAATCAAAAGTCTCGCGAGGCTCGAAGTGGTGCCACACCGAGCGGCCCAAACCAAAATCAGAGAAAACCAAAAACCGGCGCCACTCCACAAAGCCCACCCCAAAGCCAAAGGGAGGCAAGAGAAAAGTCTCGACCGCAAGACCCGCAGAGAAGAGTTATTAATCTCCGGGAAGCGGCGGCGCCGGCCGGCTCAAATCAAAGAGGGAACATCCGGCCTTCAGAAGAGCCGCCAACAACCGAGCCGACTGAGGGAACAGACATTGATGTGAACACAGAGAACCGGCCACCCCAAAACAATCAAACGGGAAATATTAATTCAAAAGATCGGCGGCCTGACTCTCCGCAAAGAGAAAACAACATTGGCGTCAGCGAAAACGCCGCTCCACAAGAAGCAAATCAAACAGACAATATCCCTTCACGAGAAGAGGCTTCTCCACAAGAGCCAAACCGATCTGAAATTCATGCGGAAGAAAACAAACCAAAGTCTCCACAAAGGGATGGCAATATTTCGCCAAAAGATGAAAATGGACCTTCCGGCACAAACCAATCCGAAAATATAAATCCAACAGAAGAATCGGAGCCGGAAGCGCCTTCGCGAGAAAACAACATCTCTTCGAAAGAAGAGTCGCGACCTTCACAAACAGATTCAGATGGCGCAATTAGCCCAACTGAAGAAAGTGAGTCGACGGCGCCTTCAAGACAAGAAAACATAAACCCGACCGAAGGTTCAGAACCAGAGTCTCCAAACCAGTCTGAGAACATTTCTCCAATAGAAGACTCAGAACCGGAAGCGCCTTCCCGAAATGAAAACATCAGTCCGCCTGAAGAACCTCAACCGCCCTTCCCACAGGCGCAAGGAAACATTCCATCGAGAGAAGAACCGCAGCCGGAAGCTCCAAGGCGTTCTGAAAATATTCAGCCAACTGAGGAAAGCGAGCCACAAGCTCCCTCTGATAGTGATAATATCGTCCCACCGGAAAAGCCGCAGCCACCTTCGGTACAATCAGGAAACAAAATTTCGCCAACTGAAGAATCTGAGCCTTCTTCTCCACAAGTGGAAGAAAACATTTCTCCGACTGAAGAAAGCGAGCCTGAATCTCCGAATCGCCTCGAAAACATCAATCCACCGGAAGAACCTCAGCCGGAAGAGCCAAATCGCGAATCTGCAATCGACCCGACCGAAAATTCAGAACCTTCCGAACCTTCTCGCCAAGACAGTATTTTCCCAACCGAAGAATCGGAACCGGAAGGACCGAGCAAAAGAGGAAATATTAATCCACCGGAAGAACCTCAGCTACCCGAGCCGGATTCAGGCGGGGCGATAAGTCCAACAGAAGAATCGGAGCCTTCCGAGCCGCAAAAAGAAAGTAATATTCCCTCAACCGAAAAAAGCGAGTCGGAAAGTCCAAACCAAGACGGCTTCATTTCTCCAACTGAAGAGTCTGAACCAGATGAACCAGATCAAGATAGTTATATCTCTCCAACAAAGGAGCCTCAACCACAAGAGCCTCAAAAAGAGGGAAATATAGATCCTTCCGACGAAGAAGTGGCCGACGACACCGGAGACCAGCCTCTTCAAGAACCACAAAGAGAAGGCAATATTGACCCGACTGAGGCTGAAAACACCGATGGCGTGGGTGGAGAAGAGCTTTCCGATCCACAAAGAGAAGGAAACATCGATCCTTCAGATAAAAGCGTGACGGAAGGAACAGGTGATGAGTCGCTTTCTGAGCCTCGCCGTGAAGGAAATATCGATCCTACAAAAGCTGAAAATACAGACGGGATCGGCGGCGAGAAGCTCAAAGAGCCAAAAAAACAAGGAAACATCGATCCGGCGGATTCGGAGAACACAGACGGCATCGGCGGCGAAGAAATCGAGAGAGAACAACCACTGAAGTTTCAGCCTGCTCGATTCAGCAGTCAAATTGACCCAGAAAACGTAGATTTTGTCGATACGGTTGCCGGAAGCGAAGACGCCGCCCCCGAGTGGCAACCCCCGCTCCGATATCAGCCTCAAAATTATGCCAGTCAGATTGACCCCTCCGACGAAGGCGGGCGGTATCAGCTTGAACGCTTTGTCGCAGGATCAAACGAGCCGGGGGATAATGTGCGCAATATGACATACGACGACACAGGCGTGAGTGAAGCACTTCGATTTCAAAATGTCGTGAGCGAAGCGCTTGACAGTGGCACAATCGATCCAAGTTTTGAAGGCGGCATTTATTCACTCTCGGAGTTTGTCGCTGGTAGTAATGAACCCGGTGATAACGTGCGGGATATGGACTACGATCAAGATGGCGCAAGCGAAGAGCTTCACCATCAGCCGGAAAATATCCAACAAAAGCTCCGGAGTGGTACAATCATCAATCCCGATGACGAGGGCGGGCGCTACCAACTTGAACAGTTCGTTGTCGGATCTGATGAGCCTGGAGGTGACGTCCGAGACATGAGATATGATAACAGCGGAGTCGCTGAAGAGCTTCGTTTTCAGAGAGTTGTAGATTCGTCTTTGGATAATGGAATAATTGATCCAGAGTTTGAGGGCGGTCAGTATATGTCCGAAAACTTTGTTGCTGGAAGCAGTGAACCCGGTGATAACGTTCGAAATATGGAATATGATGCCGGTGGAGCAAATGAAAATCTTCGACATCAACCTGAAAACATCCAGCAAAAGCTTCAGGGAGGAACAGTTATTGACCCTTCTGATGAAGGAGGAAGATACATATCGAAAAATTTTGTCGCTGGACCCGATGAGCCTGGAGATGACATTCGCGACATGGGTTATAACTTTGCGCAAGCAGACGCTCCGCTTCGGCATCAACCCGAAGAAATTCGGCAAAAATTAAGAGATGGGGGAGTCATTGACTCTTCGGATGAGGGAGGTCGATATCAGCTTGAGCAGTTTGTGGCTGGCTCTAATGAGCCGGGCGACAATATACGAGATATGGCGTATGACAATGAAGGCGCCATCGAAGAACTTCGGTTTCAAAAACTGGTCAACCAAGCGCTGGAAAGCGGTACAATTGACCCGAGTTTTGAAGGCGGCTTTTACTCGCTTCCAGAATTTGTAACCGGGTCTGATGAGCCTGGAGGCGATATCCGAGATATGGCTTACGATCAGGACGGCGCGAATGAGGAACTTCGACATCAACCTCAAAACATACAGCAAAAACTGCGGGGCGGCACCATTATCAATCCAGATGAGGAAGGGGGGCGGTACCAACTTGATCAATTTGTCGCTGGTAGTGATGAACCCGGAGATGACATTCGAGATATGGAGTATGGAGTGGAAGGGGCGAATGAAGTTCCAAGGCATCAGCCTGAAAATATTCGCCAAAAGCTCCGCTCAAATGCGATTATTAATCCCGACGATGAAGGCGGCCGGTACCAACTTGAAGATTTTGTGGCGGGCTCCGATGAACCGGGGGACAACATTTTGGAAATGCCAGAGTCTGAACCTTACGAGTGGCCGATGGATTTTCAGTCGGATAGGTTCAAAGGAGAGATTGACCCAGAAAACGCCGAATTCACAAATGAAGTGGGCGGAAGTTTTTCGAGCTCCGAAAATGCCACTCCGGAGTGGGAAGAAGCGAAAAAGCGGCAAACGCGTTTTCAAGACGAAATAGACCCGAACAATCCAGATACTACAGATGGAGTTGGGGGAAGCTTTCCTAGCTCTGAAAACGCCACAATTGAAGCAAATGAAACCGAGGAATTTCAAACCCGGTTTCAAGGAGAAATTGAAGACTTGAACCGCACGGTCCGCCTGAGTCAATTTGACAGTCTTTTCGGTGACGGCCGAACAGACTTGCCAGTTGGAGATAGCCCAATCCCCCGTGCAGAGTTCACCCAGGCGAGCGTGGGGCCGGACCAGCCGTTCATTCTTCGCCGCCCAGAAGCAGGCGGCGGATCAGCGGTTATCGCAAACGCAAAACAAGCAGACAGCCGAACCGCTCCCATTGGATCAGCGGCGGAAGACACGGTTCGAATATCGAAGTTTTTTGCGACGGGGAAAGGAATCACATATAACGTCAAGCAGCAGTTTCTCCAAAGCCAAAACCCCCGGACAAGAACTCGAATTTACGATCCGACTTCCCCGATTCAAACCTCGGCATCAGGGATGGCAGTGCGACCGGGACAGCAAATCACAAGGCATATTTCCGCAGACAGCGGCCCGCTTGGGCTCGTTGGGGATGCGGCTTCTGCGATTGGAGATATCGCTGGATTCAATGTGCCACAAAGTTCTCGGTATGAAGATGAGCTTGAAGAAGAGGCGGTTGACACCGAGTGGGGGGAGATGCAGGGAAGCCTTTTTTGGCTTTCTCCTGTTGCACAGCGCGCGCTTCCGGAAGTGACAGGCGAAGGGGCTCGAACCCGAATCAACCAGATCCGCTCTGGCAACGTCCAAAACATTAAACCCCTCTTTTCTACCTCCGAGCAAGACCAGCTTTCACAGTTTGCCGCTGCAGCTCTTGGGCGGCAGGGAGGAATTGGAAACGGATATCTCTTTACCAACAGCTACGACCCGCAAGGCGGTCCTCAAGGAGAAGGGCGAGAAGAAACGGACAATTACCACCCGTCTGTTCCTTACGTCCGAAACATCGATTCGATGAACAGCCGCCGCCAGCCAACTGGTTCTGCTTACGTGTCTCCTGAGTTTTCCAGCCCCGGCGAACAGCTCCGTGCGCTCACGACGGCGGCTCGCAACGCAAAAGATTCGGTTTTTCCATTCATCAATTCAAATGCGACTCCAAACACTGATGATATAACAGACGGGCGGGGAAATGTCATCACGCAAAGACAAAATGATACAACTTCTGAGGTTTATTACGAGAACCGAGTAATCGGAAGAGGCGGAGACCGAATTCCCGTTCATCGGGGGGTTCAGCAAAAAGAAAACCACGGGCTTCCAAACTATTCAAAGAGAAATGAAGACGGCGAAAAAATAAATCGGATTGACTGGATTAATCGGCTTGAACCAATTGTCGGGAAAGGAGCCGACCCCGAACAAGAAACGTTTGGTGAAGGTCAGCACAAAGACTTCATTCCGTTTAAGTTTTACGACGTAGAAAACGAAGGACTGATCGTATTTCGCGCTTTTCTTGAAGGAATTTCTGACAATCTTTCTCCAGAGTGGTCTCAGCAAGATTACGCTGGGCGGCCCGAGCAAGGTCACATTTACGGAGGCTATTCAAACACTATCAGCTTTTCATTTCAGGTGGCTCCGTTCAGCAAAGAAGAGTTCAAGGCCCAGTGGAAAAAAATTAACTATCTCAAGGGACTTACAACACCAAGCGGGTACAGCTTTTCAGCTGGAGCGGGAACCTATATGACGCCCCCGTTCATGCGAATGACAATCGGAGATATGTTTAACGACGTGTATGGATACATGAACAGTCTGACCATAAGCGTGAACGACGACATGGACTGGGAAATCGATCAAGACGTTGGGCGGCTTCCAAGAGGAATTGAAGTCGATGTCGATTGGCAAGTAATTGAGAAACGCGCCCCGCTTGCATTGCAGAAGTTTTATGACGCTCCGTTTATCGATGGCATCGAAGAACCTACAAGAGAAAGCCCGGAGCCAAGAGAAGAAGTTCTTCCGAAAAGCGCAGATGATGCAGTCGAAAAGCCGGGAATCGACACAAACCGAGCAATTAACCAATCCACTGAATCTGATTCTTCCGGTGGCGATGCCCCCGTAAATCCTGAAGACACAACTCCGTTTACAGACATACCGAATTTTACACCATAAACTATTATTATGGCACAAGTTGATCGCTATTCTCGGGCTTCAAATCGGGAAGATGGGGGCACTCGGTTTTTCGAAACTCAAATCCTTCCCGATGTTCCACGAAGACCCGAAGACATCATCATTACAACCGAAAGTGGTCAGCGCCTAGACCGCCTGGCATTCAAGTATTATGACGATTCAAAGCTTTGGTGGGTCATCGCTTCGGCAAACGAACTCGGCCGTGGAGACTGGACGGTTCCGGCGGGAATTCAACTTCGAATCCCACAGAATCTTTCGGCGGTTGTAAATGAAATTGATGATATCAACGATCAGAGATGAGCATTAACCTTTTTTCTACATTTCCAGGATTCGTTGACGAAGAACTCGCGCGACGCCGAAACCGAGACGCGCTTCAAAATCCGAAAAGCCCGTGGATGCGCATGACTTCTGGTTTCAAGCGGGAAGGTGAAGACCGCCGTGTGCTTATGGGAGGCGATCTTTCTTTGAATGAACGAATCAAGTTTGGATTTGAAGATTTGTATGAAGAGACTTCGGAAACCGGAGAAAAATATAGACCGAAACCAGCAATAACGAGCGTCTCAGTTGATGAAAAACTTGAAAGCTTTGAGTGCACAGTCGAGTGGACTGCAAACTCCGTCAGTCAGCTTGAACGGCTTTTTCCTCACTTCATGAACCTCGGCACGACTATCTTGGTCGATTGGGGATGGTCAAATGTTCCTCCCGGCGCAGTTATTGACGTAAGCAAAGAATCAGAATTTTTGAAGCCGTTTCAAAACCTCACAAGCTCAATGGACTCTAGCGTTGAATCTGCGAACTCAAATGTGTCTCCATCCCGGACAAGCCGGTTTGACCATCCAAAATACGAACAGCTTAAAGAAGGAAGGGGGAGGTATTCGTTTGTCGCCGGATACGTTTCCAATTTCAGTTTCAGCCCGGAAGGAAACAGTCAGTATTCTTGCACAACGGAAATAACGAGCATCTCGAAGTCTCTTGCAAAGCTTTCAAACCAAACGCAGGAATTTCCTCGAAACGAAGATGAGCCGGTTGGAAAAACTGTTCGAAAGAAGAAACCTCTATACGACTGGATTCAACAAAACCTCGAAGACCACCTTTCAGAAAAAAGTAAAGAACGTCCAAAAGAAATTGTGAGAGTCGACGGTGGAAATGAGCTTAACCGAAGAGAGGATGCGGTTAAGGGACACACGTATTATATGAGTTGGAGAGAAATTGAGTACATCGTGAACACGAAAGTTGGGCTTACTTCACAGAAAAGTGGAATTCGAAATATTAAATTAAATTCGGCGGGTTCTGTTATCTCAAATTTTGTCAGCAGTTCAGGCGGAGATCCTCCGATTCAGCTCCGGTCTATGGACCCTTTTGTTTGCGCAGTGGACGTAGGCGGGCAAAGCGATCTTTTCCGAGACTTTTCAAGCCGATCAGTATCTTTCACTGCGGGGCCGCCAGCGGGAGTCAGGCCAAGGTCTGAAGCCGCCCGTTCTGGATATTCTGATGCGATGGAGTCGTGGCTCAAAGATGGGTTCAGCCTTCAGCCAGACCAGCAAGGATTTCTTTATAACCTTTACATTGAATACCAGCTTTTTGTCGAAGCTTTTGAAAAAAACAATAAGATATTCGAAGCTTTGAAATATATCTTGAACAGGTGCGAAGAAGCTTGTTTTGATATTTGGGATTTCGGGTGGGTCGTTGACTCAAATATCGTGAAAGTAGTTGACAAAAACATGACCGCAGAAAACACGGTCGAAGACATTCTTGGAATCGAAAACCAAGAGCACGTTTTCAAGCCAAACACTCGGCAAACTGTGCTTCGAGACTTCAATTTCGATACTGGATTGGATGATTTGATTAAGGGCCAAGTTGTGTTTCAAAATCGGGCGAACCTTCAACAACCGAAAAAGCAAAACCGAGAACAACCCGCCACAAATCTCCGGGACGACTCGACCGCCCAGTTTTTTGAAAAAGAGTTTCCGGGAGAAGATATTGTCCTTGGAAACGGGCAAAAACCAAACCACTCAGAAATCGTAGAGCCGAAAGATGAAAAGCAAACTCACGATTCCTCGAAATTTTCGTACGAATCTCCACTCGACGTGCCAAGAGACGAATCTTGGGTTGAATATTTTTCTACCGAAGATGAGTTAGATACCGACAAAATGCGGAAAGAAGTCGAAACGACAATTGAAACGCAAGGCGGAACGACAAAGCACCTTTTCTATACTGCGGAAGGAGATGGGGCGTCAGATGCAAAAACGTTTTCAAGGCGGCTTCAAGGAGACAAAAACAAATACTCCTCGGTAAACTCAAATAATGTTGTCAACATCAACGCTCAACTCACGCTTGCGGGAATTGGTGGGCTTTCCGCGCATCAAAGCCTTGATATCAAAAATATTCCAAACATATTTCGAAATTTGGGGATATTTGTTATTGACAGCGTATCCCACAGCGTTTCTACCGATGACTGGACGACGGAAATCAAAACCACCTTTGTGGTCCAAAATGTAATCAGCAAAGAATGACAAGATCAGAGAAACTTGAGCGGGACCGGCGCTTTCGCTTCGCCGCTGGATACGTCATCGAGCAAGAAGGAACCAAACCTGTTGAGCGGCTTGTGCGAGATGGCACTAGGTCAAGATTTGGGGTGCGCCAAAGTTGGGTTCCGGGCACCAGCCTTGAAGATTTGACTCGCGAGGACGCCGAAGAAATTTTGAAAACTCGGCAGTGGAAGTTTTACGGATATGGCGAAGTTGAATCTTTGACAGTCCCAACAAAAATTTTCGACACGCATATTCTTTTTTCGCCATTTGTCGCAATAGAAAAAGCTGAAAGCGCTCTTCAGGCATTGGGGCAAACACTTTCTGAAACGAAAACGCTTGACTACACCACCCGTCGTGCGATTGAAAAGGCGAGACCGCAAGATTTTTTTTCTGTTTACACAGAGATGCTTGAAAACTACGTTGAATCGAAACACGAAAGCCGGAAAGCTCTCATTCGAAGAATCAAACGGCGGCCATACCGGAATGTTGACGCAAGCAGCACGTCGATATGATTGATGATTATCTTCAAGCGGGCAAAGAGCGGCCCAACTTGCCGCCGGAAAAATTCCCATTAACCGCCGAGTCACCGAAACCGACAGACAAGGATTATAATCGTGGAGTATTCGAGCGGTTTTTTGTCCGAAAACGAGGAACCGCAGAAATAAGTGAGGTCACAGAAGATGAGTATAAAGCCTTTTCGGACAGCCGGTATTTCATTCGGTTTTCCATAAAATGGAAGATCTCCGGCCCCCAACACGACGTATTTAACAGTGAGGGATACCCGATCGAAACGGGAGTCGAAGACACAAATCGTCGAATTGTTAAACAAACCGATCAGCGGAGAATCGAAGATTTTCTTGACGATCCGCTTGAGTATTGGGATGAAAATCTTCGAAACTGAAAAAGAGCTTTATTCATTTCTTGATCATTACCGGTCTGAGCCGGAAGTTTACATTGACGCCGTGCCCGCCAATCAAACAATCCATCCAAGGCGGAGCGGCGTTTCTTTTGTCTTTGTGCGAACTTCCGAAAGAGAAGCGCTTCTTCCGGTTCGCCATAACGACGCCCAATCTCTGAATCCAAAAGATCTTCTGAAATTGAACACCGGCGCTCGAAAGTTTACACTGAACAAAAAGAGGGTTCTCCATCTTGTTCCGATTTCTGGGCTCGTGGACTGCCGCCTTTTGCAATGGTTTCGAACAAACCGAAGAACAGAATTTAAGCCGAACAAGATTTACCCAAAGGCGAAGAATATCTATCGCCCAATTATGCGCTTAGCCGAGAGGTGCCAGCGCCGCCTTAATCTTTGTGAAAACATCACCGAAGAAAATCGGCGGGTGCTTAATACCAGCCCATTTCAAAAATACAACAAAGACATCATCGAAACTTTGTTCAGAGTGGAGAGAAACGGTATGTATGCCGATTCAGAGGACTTCAAGCTTGGGTTTGGGGAAGACCTTACCGACAAAGAAAACCTCTCATACTCCAACTATAACGTTCTCACGCAAACTGGTAGACCATCCAACACATATAAAGGTGTAAATTATGCGGCATTGGACGGAGAAGAAAGGCTTGCTTTTCAAAGTCGTTTTGAAGGCGGAAAACTTGTGAGTATTGACTACGACGCCTTTCATCTTCGTATTATTTCGAAATTGATTGGTTACGACGCCCCGAAAGGCTCTTTCCACAAGCACCTTGCGAAGCTTTACTTCGGGGAAGATGAGATAAGCGATGAAGAGTACAAAGAAGCGAAAAAGTTTACATTTCAGTTTTTGTATAACCCGAAAGGAATTCCCAATGAGCTTCTCCAACTCGATTTTTTTCGAGGAGTGAAAGAATTTACCGAGCAGGTTTGGAGCATCTACCAAAAACACGGCGTGATTCAAACTCCACTTCACGGAAGACAAATCACTGGGTCGGCGATCGAAAATTTTAATCCGGCAAAAGCCACAAATTATTTGTTACAATCTGGGAGCGCTGAAATCGCGTGCACTCAAATCAAAAAGCTTTTGGATTACTTGTCTGATAAAAATACCTGTGTGTGTCTTTACCTTTACGACAGCGTGCTCATTGATTACGACCCGTCCGATACCGCTTCAATCCGGAAAATCAAAGAGATTATGGAGACCGAAGACTTGACTGTAAGTCTTGAAATAGGAGAAAGGTTCGGAAAGCTCGAAGAGATACATATTGGCGAATCAGAGAGACAATAAACAAAAATGAGCTTGCTTGACAATGCAATAAAAACATATCTGACTGAAAGCCGCGAAGGTCCGGGGGACGCTTCTGTCTCGAATTTTGAAGAAAACGTTCAAGATGAGCTTGCAGATAAAGTTTCTGGCGTTGGCAAAAACTCCAAAAGAAACTCTCTTGACATTTCCGGAGACGTAACCCCGGAGCTTGAAGACAAGCTGGAATCGGTTCTTTCTGATTACATTTCGGATAATTTTTCTGATGTAGAAGTTGTCCACCCACCGCAAGTAAGCAGGTCAATCCCCACCGCAACCGATCCGAAGGACAAAGAAGAAAAGTCTTGGAATCAGATTGATTCGTATCAAACTATCAGTGACCACAAATCTAGCAACCCAATTCTTTATGTGGTTCTTGGAGAAAACAATGAAGTATACGGGTGGAAACTTTCTTCTTCTGCATCAAGTTCTGGGCTTCGGGCCTCGCAGTATGAGCTTTTAATTTGTACGGCTTACAATTTGTATAAAGATCGAAATAATTCGGAAAATCCCCTTGTGGTAGAGGGCGGAAGTTTTGAGACTTCAAGACAGCAAGTCTCTCGATTGAGTGAAGAAGATATCGAACCTTACGTTACAGAAGCTCTTGGCGGAAGCTCAGACCAGGGTAAAGTTGAGCTTGCGCTTAATACAGAGGGACTCATGGTATCTTTGGATGTTATAATGAGAAACCCAAGTCTTCAAAATCGTGGGGACTACGCCGTTCAATACGGAAGCGCCTCGGCGGGTACGTCCAGCGAGTACACTGGAGGCGACGCTACTCCAAAGACCGATTTCTACTTTGAAGATGGAACGAACGTATCTTTGAAAAAGAAGGGGTCAAGCGCCCAGTATATGTCTGGAGAGAAAGATGATGCTCGAGCAGTTTTTGAAGCAGCCAAGTATTTTTTTGACGCTGAAGAAGACAGCGCAAAAGAGGAGGTTTTAAATGAGCTTATTGAAACTGTTAAAAAAAGATTTGATGATAGAATTAACCGCACGGGAGAAGATAATGTTACAGACATAAAGAAAACGGTTCAAGCCATATACATTGATGATCGAGTAGGAGAAATCGGAAGAAAACTTGAAAGCGATATTCGAAAAGGCGGGAGAAAAGTCGAGCTCGAAATGAAAGACGGAGAAGATATTGTCTTTACAAATGAAAGTAGCCAAGACATAAAGACGTACCTTCAAAAACACGCCGAAAACGAACTGAAGTACTACGGGCTCAAGAGAGGTAACCCAGACCAAGGGGAAATCATAAGCAAATACATGATTTCTGGTAGAAAATTAATCGAAAAAATAACAAAAGAGTTCAAAAACGAAAAAATCGATGAGCTTGACGAGATGGCTAAACAAGTCGTTCGTCAAGCAGTCGATAATGAACAGGCTTCTAGAGTTATAAAACAGCAGGTGCTTGGAAGTACAAAGACTTCTGAACGGCTTCGAAAATGGATCCTCTTTGAAGCTTCTACAGGACTTTATAAGTTCGACGGACCGGTTTCGTCTGACCCTTTTCAGGCGCTTGACAGTTCAAGCCGCCCGGTTGCAGATACGATTTTGAAGTTTGATCCGACTGTGAACGGAAACGACATTCTCACAAAAGTAAATGAGAGTTGGGTAAACAAAAATGCACAAAACGTCAATATCCGAGTAAGCTTTAAGACTCGGTCAAGTTCCATTGCCCAAACTCTTCGGTTGGAAAACGTTTCTGACGCTTTTTCTAAAGCCGCTCACGAAGAGCGCCAAAAGATGTTCGAAGATATGGCAAAACACGTTAAACACAGAAAAAGTCTTTTCAAGGCGAGGGAAGAAGTCGAAAAGCAGCAAACGCTTATGAGCGAGGAAATATTTGGGTATGACTTTGGAGGAATGATAAAAAATGCTATCAAAGACGGCGTGTCTATCGTGAAGTATATCAAAAATCGGTTCACTGAATACCTGCAAGACACATATCAAAAAATAACTGACCTGATAAGAAAAGCTGGAAACCAAGGACTAGGCCGCCTCATGAATCTTTTTGGAGTGGAAGTAGATCAAGTCGAAATCGACATCGATGCTTAAAACTCTATATAATTTTGAAGTTAAGGTGAACCAAAATGAATGTCAGATACGCAGCTTTTGTGCACTTTCACGTACCGCCCGAAGCTCGAAGATACGGTTGAAGCCATCCGTGAAAATTACGAAATCGCTTATGACCGAATTTTTGTTCTTCAAAACCTGCGAGAGCCGGAAGAGCTTTTCTGTACCTACAATATAGAAAGAGGCAGCTACGACGAGTATCTTGAAAAAACCATTTCGATTCACCGAGAGCGAGAGACAAATACTCTCTACACAATTAACGCTCTGAACCAGCTTATTATGCACTTAAACGACGGTGTGCTCGACAAATCATTTCCGATTCCCTGGGAAGATTACGAAAACTCGCTTCTTGTCACTGACAGTGGAGACTTCGAAAAGATATCTACAGAGCTATTTGATATAATCGACCTAGATAACCAAAACCGGTAAATAATCCTAATAACTTAACGTAAAATATGCAGCCGAAGGTATTTGATAGTCTTGATCAGCTAGATGAATGGTCTGAGAATAATGCCAATGAAATCGCTAGGCACATTCTTAAAGCTTGGCGGGAAATTATTGAAGAAGGCACTGAGCAAATTGTCATCGTGAAGGCTCAACCCGAAGAGTACCATGAAGACATGAATATCATCGTTGAAAAGGGTGAAGAGAAGGAAGCTTTGGAAACTCTCCTCCAAGAAGCGATCGACCGGGAAGACTATGAGCTTGCCCGAGAAATCACCGATCTTCAAGAAAAAGTTGATTCAAAAGAAGATTAACCGGTCTTCACATCCGTTACATTTATTACCTCGTATCTATTGAGTGAGGCCGGGGGACATTCACTTTTTACTATTGTCAATTCTTTTTCTTCGGACATGAACTTTAACACCTATATCGAAAAAACCCGAGAGACTGCAGTCTATCCTGAAAACTATGAGCGGGATTATGTCATCCATGGGCTCGTCGACGAACTCGGAGAACTTATGCGAATTTCGCAAGAGGTTCAAGGTTCTGTGGACAAAGACATTGGAAGCACCACGCACATCACTCAAGTTTGCAAAGAGATGGGCGATGCAATGTGGTACCTCGCCCGCCTTGCAGACCACTTCAATTTCGATCTCATTGATCATTTTGAAGAACCCCATGAAGTTGAAATGAGCCTTGAAGAAGGCCAGGCAAGAGTTCAAGAAGCTTTTCTTCAAGCTGCAAAAATTAATGGGTTTCAAAAGAAAAGCGTAAGAGACGATGTCGACAAAGTAAGCCATATCGAAGCGGCGGCTGCAAATATTCTTTTTGAGCTTCGAAGGGCGGCTCATCACTTTGGGGTTTTCGATCTTCGAGTGGTGATGAGCCGAAATATCGAAAAGCTTTTTGACCGTAAAGCCCGAAATGTCATTCACGGAGACGGTGATAATCGGTAAGTAATGATTCTAGAGCGCTACGCAGAAAAACTTGGACAAACCAATCATCAAGTAGACTTTTTGATTCACGGGCTCAACGCCAAATTGGGAAATCTCATTTCAAAGCTTGAAACGGTGAGGCTCAAGCCCAGAAAAACGCTTGATAGAGAGCTCACTCGCGAAGTTCATGAAATCTTTGGAGACGTTTACTGCCATTTCGTTCAGCTTTTGAAATCCGTTGATACCATTTCATTTTCAGAGCTGAATATGGGAAGTGAACTTGACTTAAAAGACCGTCACTTCGACGAAGGCTTCACGCACCTCCGAAAAGCTTCGCTTCAAACCGCCGAAATCTCAGAATGGCGAAAACGTGATATTGAAGAGGGAGAAAACATTGACTCAAGTCCATTTCAAGAGTTTCATTTCCGAATGAAACGAGCGGCATATCACTTTGGGCTTTTCGATCTTCGGAGTGTCTTGGAGCGAGATCTTCAGCGGCGCAAAAACGACAAATCCTTAACTCTTTATGATTAACAATGAGAGAGTTGATTACCTTCCCCTTGAATTAGAAATTCCGGAAGGTCAAGGGCTTGAAACCATTCAAACCGGAAACATGCCGGAGCTTACACAAAAGAACTTTGCGAAGCTCTGCCGGAAGGTAACCGAAATCCAAATGAAAAGAGGCAAAGCTCTTGACGACATCGAAAACAAGCTCGAAGATATCGAATCCCGAATCACCGAAGTCGAAGCAGAACTTCAAGAACTTGACGTGGCAATGATTAACGATCTTGACCTCCAAGTTTTTCATCGGGTCAAAGGCGATATTGAAGACATTGCCCGAATCCTTTCAACGCTTAGAACTGAGGCGGTGGAACTTGAAAAAATCAAACCGTAAATTATCATCACTGTAATCACAAATAAACAAACTTAAATACAAAAATAATATGGCAAAAGAAGAAAAAATTGAAAAAGAAGGAACTATCACAAAAGAGCTTCCCGACAACCGGTATAGAGTGGAAGTCCACCCGACAGGTAAAGAAGTACTCGGCATTTTGAAGGGCAAAATGAAACAGAATAAAATCGACTTAATACCGGGAGATAGGGTGGCTCTTCGAATATCCCCCTACGACCTCTCAAAAGCGTATATCACTTGGCGCATTTCAGAATAACGTATGTTCAAATCTTTTTGGGGATTCATTATAGACGGCTGCTGGCACCGGTTCGAAAACTGGAAAAGCGGTCCGCAAGACTTCGTTCAAAAGCGAGAATGTCGAAAATGCGGAAAGCTTGATTTTCGAAACGCCGGATGGCCGCAGAGAGGAAGAAAAAATCCGGGGGGCTACAAACCAGAAAAGCCAAACTCGCTTCCGGAGACAGAGAGAACGCCCCGGCCGCCAACTGGAAAAAGTGGTGAAACTGCGTCTTAAAGAGTCTGTCAATAGACAGCAAAGAACTCGCAAAACATCGATATATGGGGTGTTTTGATAGGCTTGGCTCATATATAAAAACGCATCGAGAGAAAATTTTTCGGTGCGTAATTACCATAATTACTAATTACGAAACACCCACTTACTGAATAACCCAATAATCAATTACGTGCCATGAGTTTAGACCGAGATAAAATTCAAAAGAAACTCGACAATCTCCGCAACAAAGGAGGTGGAGGAACTTCCAAGCTTTGGAAGCCGAATGAGGGAAAGCAAACTATTCGCCTTGTTCCATATCGCTACCAGATGGAGTTTCCTTTCATCGAGCTTTACTTTCACTACGAGCTTCCCGGTGAGCCAAACTATTTGAGTCCAATCAGTTTCACCGATGAAAACGAAATCGGCGATGATAGCCTCATCAATCGCCGAGACCCAATTGCAGAGTTTGCCGAAGAGGTCCGCCGCAACCGTGGGCAAGAAGGATACGAGATGTGGAAGACTCTGTATCCGAAGCAGCGAACCTTTGCTCCGGTCGTCGTTCGGGGCGAAGAAGATCAAGGCGTTCGATTCTGGGGCTTTGGCAAGACGATCTTTGAAGAGCTCCTTGAAAAGTTTGCCGATCCAGATTGGGGAGATCTTTCTGACCCGCAGGAGGGGCGTGACATCAAAGTAACGTACATCCCACGGGCGCAGTCGGACACGAACTATCCGAAGACGAAGATTAACGTTTCTCCGAAGCAAACGACTCTTGCCGAAGACGAAGAGCAGCTCAAAAGCTTCTACGACAGTCAAGTGCGCATTACGGAAGTGTTCGATGTGCCGACTGAAGACGAACTTGAAGAATCCCTTGAAAACTACATTCAAGGCGAAGAAGATCAAGAAGAAGAGTCGGCAACAGCTTCTGAAGAGAGCAATAGCATTGAGGCTGATGTTGGAGAGACGACTTCTGATTTTGAGGAAGAGTTCGACGAGATGTTCGGGTAGAAGAATCCTGAACCACTCTTCTTAAACCGCTATCGAAAAAGGCACAGTTGGCTTTGGAGGCTGGCTGTGCCTTTTTTTGTCATCACAAAACACAGCATTAATCAAGCAAAAAATCAAATTATGGCAAACGAAAATATTACATCGGCAATTTCTCGTTCAATTAACCGAAAATCGAACAAAGAAGACGGTCGGAAAGTCGCATTTCGGCTTGACGACACCGAAAACGCTTCGGAGGTTGACCATTGGATTTCAACTGGATCTACGGTGCTTGACCTCATGATTTCAAATCAAGAAAATGGGGGGCTCCCCACGGGGAAGGTAGCTGTAGCTTACGGTGCGAGTGGCTCAGGGAAGACTTTAATCGCAAATCACGTCCTTGCTAACTGCCAGCAAATGGGCGGTTTGAGCGTGATGATTGACACTGAGGCGGCCGCCGATTTTGAGTTCATGAAAACGATTGGCCTTGACCCGGACGGCGACTTTCTTTACGTTCAAGAAAACAGACTTGAGCGCATTTTTGACTACGTTGAGACCGTTATTAACAAGGTCAAAGAAGCAGACGAAACTGATCGGCCGGTCGCTGTTGTCGTTGACTCTATCGCCGGAACCGTTCCTGAAAATGAGTATGAGGGAGACTACGGCAAAGAAGGATACAACACTGACAAAGCGATTATTCTTTCCCAGGCGATGCGCAAAATCACCGGGCTGGTAAGCCGTGAAAATGTGCTTCTTCTTTTTACAAATCAGGTCCGAACTGATCCTGGCGTGATGTATGGAGACCCCATGACAACGCCGGGGGGGAAAGCAGTGAAATTTCATTCCTCAGTTCGACTCAAAATGCGGAAGTCAAAAGCCATCAAAGAAAATGGTGAAATCGTTGGCGCAGAAATTCGCCCGTATATCACTAAGAATCGGATCGCTCCACCGTACCGAGACACGAGTTTTGATCTCTACTACAATTCTGGAATTGAAGATTACGGAAGCTGGTGGGATCCGCTCAAAAACGCAGATGTCATAAGCCACGCAAGCCAAGGGTGGTACTACGTCATCGGCGAAGACGGAGAACCGCTTGTCAAAGACGACATTCCCGGTTCAAGTGGAGGAGATGATGAATACAAGACCCAGAAAGGGCGGTTTCAGAAAGAGCTTCACGAGAACCCGGAGTTTCGTTCGGTAATGTACGACCGCCTTGTGGATGCGGTGACTCACGAGTACGAAGAAGGATGGGTTGACCGATCTGACGCCGAGTACGTCAATATGAATGGCGAAGCTGAAGAAGAAGAATGAATAATAGGCGATAAGTAGTTTGATAATTTTGACATTCGGTTCACTGGAAAGGGCTGGCTTGTCCATACATAATGAGGCAAGTCAGCCTTTTGTATTTTGAGATTCAAATCTTCTATATGAACGAGTCATACAAAAACTTGCTCGAAACATTCAAAGAGCAAAGAGAAAAAAGAAAAGGGTTCCATAAAAACTCGAAGATCTTGATCGTGGACGCTATGAATGCATTTTTACGAGCATTTGCAGCTATTCCAACTCGAAATAAAAACGGTGTCCATGTTGGAGGAATCGGCGGTTTCCTTAAAACAGTTGGCGCCGCAATCAAAAAGTTTAACCCAACCCGATGTATTGTCGTCTTTGATGGAAAAGGCGGGTCGAAACGGCGCAAGAAAATTTTTGGTGATTACAAATCCGGGCGGTCATCAGGCGGGTACAACCGAAACTACGATTTTGAAAATGAAGACGAAGAAGAGGCGATGAAGCGGCAAATTGTCCGCACCGTCGAGTACATGCAATGTCTTCCGGTTACCCTCATGTCAATTGATTATATTGAAGCGGACGACGTAATCGCATATCTCACAAAGCAAGTTTATAACGACCCGGAAAAGCATGAAAAAATCATCATGTCAAGCGACCGGGATTTCCTCCAGCTTGCAGATGAAAAGACAAAGATTTGGAGCCCCACAAAGAAAAATGTGTACGACCCAGAAGCAATTGTCGAAGAGTACGGAGTTCCTCCACGCAACTTTATTATTTGGCGGATGATCGAGGGAGACTCAAGTGACTCGATTCCGGGAGTTAAGTACGTAGGAAAAAAGAAAGTCCAAGACAAGCTTGGAGGTTTGATTCGCCGAGACGAGCCGCAACGGGTTGATGACGTCATCGAGTACTCCAAAGAGCGAATTGAAGAGTCCCGGACGTACGAGCGCATTGTCGATAACGAAGACGTGATGCGCAGGAATTGGAAGCTTATGCAACTCTACAACGTCGAAATCTCGGCTGAAAAGAAATCTCAAATTACTGATCTTGCCCGAAAAGAAATTCCTGCGCTTGACAAACAGTGTTTTCGTGAAAAATTTTTTCACGATCAGATGCACGCCGCCATAAAAAATATGGACAACTGGCTGAAAAAAACTTTCCGTGAGCTGAACCGAATGCGAAATACAGAAGAGCAAGGATGAACGAAAAGAAGCTATCAAAACAGTTTGACACAAACTTTCAAATCAAAGCAATTACAGCTCTATGCACAGACGCAGACTTTCTTGATAGAACCGCTGACATTTTGAATCCTGAGTTTTTTGACGGAAACAGCAAGCAATGGATCATCGAACGGACGCTTGACTTTCACGGCCAGTACCAAGACCGGCCGACTCCCACGTATTTCCGGAAAGAGCTTAAAAACGTCGCTTCCGATTCGACTCGGGCTTCGATCGTGAACACTCTCCGGAAGATGAAATCGAAACGGGAAAGCCCAGATCTCGATTACGTCAAAGACCATTTTCTTGAGTTTTGCAAAGAGCAAAAAGTCAAAAATACAATCGAAGAATCGGTGGACCTTTTGAAAATGTCGGAGGGAGTTCCAACCGAGTCCATCCAGAAAAAAATGGATGAGGCACTTTCGGCTGGAATGCGGAAGGATGTGGGTCACGACTACATGGAAGAGGCGAAAGAGCGAATGAACGAGCCCGCTCGGGATACAATCGGAACTGGATATCCGGTGCTTGACGGAGAGGTGCTTGATGGCGGGCTTTCGGGAGGAGAAATCGGAGTGTTCCTCGGCGCTACGTCGGTGGGGAAAAGCTGGCTTTTGACTACTGTCGGAGCGAATGCAATGATGGAGGGCCACAACGTCGTTCATTACACATTGGAGCTTTCCGAGAACCAAACTGGATTTCGCTATGACAGCATTTTCACTGATTACTCTCCGACCGAAGTTCAAGACCACAAAGAAGAAGTCCTTCAAGAGCTTCAGCATATTCAAGGAAACGCTTCGATTCAGTACTGGCCAACGAAGGGCGCCTCGACTCAAAATATCCGGTCTCACCTCGATCGGATGGAGACGGTCAAATGGAAGCCGGATCTCATTTTGATTGATTACGCAGACTTGCTCCGCCCGGTTGGAGGGCAGCGGTCAGATTCGAACTACGAAAAGATGGGAAGCATTTACGAAGACCTCCGAAAACTCAGCGGAGAAGTTGACATTCCGGTATGGACAGTTTCCCAAACCCAAAGGCGAGCGGTTGGAGAAAAAGTGGTGAAGGGAGACCGAATTGCCGATAGCTGGAAGAAAGCGATGACCGCGGACTTTATTTGCTCAATTGCAAGGACTGACAACGACAAGCTTGCAGGAACCGCTCGTTTTCACGTCATCAAGTCCCGGTTCGGGCCGGATGGAAAAACGTATCCAGCAATTATGTCAACGGCGACAGGAAACGTCCGGATGTTCGATCCGGAAAGCGAAGAAGGAAAAGAGCTTTTGGCGAAAATGGAGAAAAACGAAGAAAAGCGAAAACAAGAGAAGATTTCGAAAGAGTACCAAAAGTGGAAATTCAAAAGAAATCAGAGAAAGGCAAAGAAAGGGGCGGAAATCAGCGTGTGAAAATAAATCATACCATTTATTCATAACAAATATTTGAATCACAACAAAAGTTTTTCAATAAATGAGCGATAGTGTAACCGAATATTTCAATAACTCGTTTTTGCCATCTGACGTCTGGAAGGAAAAATACCAGCTCACCACTATTGGTGGTGAGCCGAAAGAAGAAACTCCCGAAGACATGCATCGGCGAATGGCCAAACGGTTTGGGAGAGTCGAAAAAGAATATGAATTTGAACGAAAGTCGGTATTGGAAAACACTCCTGAGCTTCTTAGCGAATACGGAAGAGAGCGGGAAGAGCTTTACGAAGATAAAATCTTTCGGCTCTTTGATGAGTTTGAATACATCATTCCGCAAGGATCGATTATGTCGATGCTTGGGAATCCATATCAAGTTGGATCATTGTCAAATTGCATTGTCTTGTCCGGTGTAGTGGATTCTTATGGTGGCATCACGTATGTTGATCAGCAACTTGCGCAGCTCTATAAAAGAAGATGTGGTGTCGGCATTGATGTGTCTCAACTCCGGCCGGAAGGCGCAGGCGTTAGAAATGCCGCAAAAAGCTCCACTGGCGCTGTGAGCTTTATGCATAGGTTTAGCGATACCACAAATGAAGTTGCTCAATGCATTGAAGAAACCCAAGACGTGCTGACAAGAGGTGGGTTAGAAGAAATTAAAAATGTTGATGTAGGCGACGAAGTTTGGACGAAGCGTGGGTGGGTTCCGGTCGAAAATACGTTCGAAAGCAAGAAAGAAATTTATCGAGTAAAAACATCGAGAGGATATACAATTGAAACCTCCAAAGATCATGTATTTTCAGTATTAGACGGAGATGTTATCGATAATAAGAAACTCGGTGACCTGACATCCGGCGATAAAATAAACCTACTCGAAGGTACGCCGTCAACGCAACAATCTTACGTTGTATTTCCCGAAAAATGGGAATATAAAAAGAATTCTTGGAACAATTCGAACCAGCTAAATGAAGATATTGCCATTCCCGAAGTGTTGAATGAAAAGTTTGCTTACGTTTTGGGCGTTCTTTACGGAGATGGATATGTTGTAAAATCAGATGGCCGAAACGCCGGGCTGAGCTGCGCTTTTCATGAAAATCAGACGAAGCAGATCAAGAAGTTTTTGGATTATTTCAAGGACACGTTTCACCACACATTCAAGGAGCGAGGTGTGGATAGTGATGAAGCTTGTAGAAAATTTCGAATGTATAGCAGAAAAGTCGTCTCGTTTCTTAACGATAACGGCTTGCTGAAAGGTAAAGCTGATAACCTATCATTTCCAGAGAAAATCAAAGACTCGCCTGTTTCAGTCCAGGCTTCATTTGTTGGTGGATATTTTGACGCTGATGGAGATGTGTCTGAATCTAAGGGCGGGTATAGGTTTACGAGCATTGACCGGAGTTTTATCGAAAATGTTCAAAAGATTCTGTTTTCTTTGGGTATCACGTCCAAAATTCATATTGAAAGGGAAGATAATGAACGGTGGAGCACAAAATATCGGATTGCTGTTGTTGGGAGTGAAGCACAAAGACAGTTTGTTGAGCTTATAGGCGAAGAAAGCGTCAAAACAGCTCAGTCTGGCTACGTGTCAAAGCGTGATTCCGTATTGACGTCATACAAAGCAAAAACACATGACATTTCTTATAACAACTATTCATATGTTCCTGACAATTCGCAGTTTATGAGCACGTCATGTTTTTCCCAGTTAACCGAAGAAAAAGACTTGCCAAAAAGTTTAATTCAAGATGAAATTGTGGACATCGAGCATTTGGGTCGTAGAAGAACGGTTGACTTGGAGCTTGCCGAAGAACATCTCTTTTGGTGTGAAGGGTTTTATGTCCATAATTCGGGAAGGCGCGGGGCTCTGATGCTTACGCTTGATTGCCGCCATCCGGATATGACTCGTTTTGTCGAAGAAAAAGACGGACCGACCAAAATGACCGGCGCAAACATTTCAGCGAAGTGGAGGGATGATTTTCTTGAAGCAGTCGAAAATGAAGAAACGTATACGCTTCGTTTTCCGGTGGAATCTTCGCCTGAAGATGCGGAAATTACGAAAGAAGTGAACGCAAAAAAGCTTTTCAAAACTGCTTCAGAAAATGCTCATGTCTATGGCGGAGATCCAGGATGTTTGTATATTGACCGAGTAGAAGATTATTCAACTGGTTGCGGATATCCTGATATTCAAGTTGAGTCGACTAATCCCTGTGGTGAAATCCCCATGTCGGAAGATGCCTGCAGGTTGATAGCGATGAATCTTATGTCAGTTGTTGAGGAGCCATTTACTGATGGGGCAAGTGTAGATTATGATTTACTTTACAAAATTTCTTATGAGCAGCAGAGGCTTCTTGATAATCTTGTTGATCTCGAAGTTGAAGCAATTGACAGGATTATTGAAAAGATAAAAAGCGACCCGGAAGACGAGAAGTATAAAAGAATTGAAATTGAAACTTGGGAATCCTTGAAGGAAAGCTGCGAAAAATACCGGCGAACTGGTGGCGGGTTTACTGCTCTCGGCGATATGCTTGCGGCTCTCAGCGTAGAGTATGGTTCCGAAGAGTGTGATGAGGTTCTTCATGAGGTGATGGAAACAAAGCTCAAAGGAGAGTGGGACGCTTCTATTGACCTCGCTATTGAACGCGGAACATTTCCTGAGTGGAATTCTGACCATGACTCCACCGAATTCTTTGATATGCTCAAAGAAGAATTTCCGGAAGTTCATAAGAGAAACATGGAGCATGGAAGAAGAAACATTTCGCTCTCTACAGTGGCCCCAACCGGAAGCGTTAGTCTTATGTCCAAAATTGAAGATGATTTTGGAACGACTAGCGGCATTGAACCTCTTTTCTCAACAGAAAAGAATAAAGCTTGGTATACCCGAAACAAACGAGCCGACGGAGATGAAGATTACGACTACGTGGATGAGGAAGGAAATAAATGGAAGCAGTATCCGGTGTTTCACAACGGATTTCGGATTTGGATGGAAAGAAACGGATATGAAAACCCAACTGAAAAATCTGAAGAAGAATTGGAGGAAATCTTTAAAAAAAGCCCATATGTCACTTCCGCCGGGCTTCATTGGGAGGACCGGCTTCGAACTCAAGGAATTGTACAAAAGTACACGACACACAGCATATCCAGCACCTTAAATCTTCCGGAAGACGCTGATATTGAAGAAACTTATAAAATTTATAAGAATGGGAGAAAATATGGTCTTAAAGGCGCTACAATTTTCCGGAATGGATCCAAAAGAGGAGTTCTTGAAGGTGAAGATGATGAAAGTTTTGCTAGTGATGAAATCACTTACCACGATGCACCAGAAAGACCAGAAGTGCTAGAAGCTGATATTCATCAAGTTCGGTATGGTGGAGAGCCTTGGAAAATTCTCATCGGACGGATTGATGAAAATCCTTATGAAGTCTTTGCTATTAAAACAGGCGGAGATACGGGAATTCGGGTTCGGTTTACTGACTCCGATGACAATAAGATCGAAGAAGGTCTGATTCGAAAAGTCGGAAGCGGAGAGTACGATCTTGAAGCAAAAGACGGAAAAGTCGTTATTGAAGACATTGCAGAATACGCCCCAGACGACAACGTTAGAGTTGACACCCGGCTTCTTTCACTTGCCTTGCGTCATGGGGTTGATCCAGAGTATATTGTCAACCAGCTTGAAAAGGCAAACGGAAGCGTCGTTTCGTTCGGACGGGCGGTGCTCAAAGCAATGCGCCGCTATCTCGACGTTGATCCCGATGATGAGTGCCCTGAATGCGAAGAAAAAACCCTTGCTTTTGTTGAAGGGTGCGTTCGCTGCAGGAACTGTTCATTCGCGAAATGTGGTTAAAACATTGAGAAACATAAAATTATAGGATAATTGAATGATATCACCTTGTGTCAACATATGCGAGCTTGATGAAGCCAACCGGCGATGCATAGGTTGCGGCCGCACCGTTCAGCAAATTACTGAGTGGGGGTCTTACTCAAAAGAAAAGCGAAGGCAAATTGTCAATCAACTTCAACAAACCGATGGAAGAGACTCGAAAGACCCGAACCAAGAAAACTGAACAGTTCATTCGCGAAGATGATAGCGGATATAAATTTGTCCATGAGTCCACTTCACACAGCACCGACATCGAAGGATCGAGCCGCTCTGGCTACTGTGGAGCAGGTGAAAACAAGTGGATTGAAACACCAACCGGCGATCGAATCGATTCGCTTGAAGAAGCGTTTGAGCACATTCAAACCCACGTTGTCTCGGAGTTTCACCGCCACGAAAAGAATTATACAAAAAAGTAAAAAGTTATGTCAAACCAAATAACCTACGAAGAAGCAAACCCATTTTCAGCTGAAGATTTTCAAGATCAAGTTTCAAAAAGTTTTTCGCAAGAGATTCCCGACAAACCTTGGGCTGAAGTGTTTCGGTATTACGGAGCAACGGTTGAAGAGGACAAGGCAATGTGGGACCTGAAAAAGACCGAAGACAATGTGAGCCATGCCCCGACGACGGCGGATTTTGACGAGACGGTTGTCGCCGTCGAAGTCGAGCGGGTTCACGAAGACCAATTTAATTTTGAAATCGAAGTTTTTGATGATGGCATCACCATTTCAGGATCTGAAATGAACGCCGTCGATGCGGTGCTCAAAATTTTGAAAATGTCAACTCGACACGGCTTTGAGCACCACTTCAAAACAGATGTGCCGAATCACATTGTCCAAGAGATTTTCGAAAATGAAATTTTGAACAGAGAGTTTGTTGGCACCGCTGGTTCTTCTTCCAAAAACGTAGAGCAAGATGGGCGGCAATAAACTCAAATATGCAAAGTTTTTGGAAGGAGATGCCAAAGAAAAGCTACAAAAGCTTCCTCCAGAATCGACCCAATCTTGTATCACATCTCCCCCATATTGGGGCTTGCGGGATTATGACGCCGAAGGGCAGCTAGGGCTTGAGCCGACTCCGAAAGAGTATATCGAAAATCTTGTCGAGGTATTTGGGGAAGTTCGGCGGGTCCTTCGTCCAGGCGGTACCCTTTGGCTGAACCTCGGAGACAGCTACCTGAATAAATCTATCGATGGATACGAAAAACAAAAAGACCTTGTGGGCATTCCTTGGAGGGTCGCCACTGCGCTTCAAAGAGACGGCTGGTATTTGCGGTCTGACATAATTTGGCGAAAACTCGGAACAATGCCTTCGAGCATCAAAGACCGACCGACACCTAGCCACGAGCACATTTTTCTGCTCGCCAAAAACAAAAGCTACTATTACGATCACCAAGCAATCAAAGAGCCGGTCACTTCTTCTGCTGCTCAAAAATTTTCGCCCAAAGGCAAGCCAAAGAAAAGCAAAAGAGACGTGTGGGAAGTTTCAACTGGAGCATCTGATTTTGGTCACTTTGCAGTTTTTCCCCTCGACCTCATTGAACCTTGCGTGAAAGCCGGAACATCTGCGTTCGGTCAGTGTAAAAACTGCCGAGCGCCTTACGAAAGAGTGCTTGAAGAGAATAAAGTCAAGCGGAATCGAAAAGAGCGGTTTACCGAAAGCAAGTTTCAAAACGCCGGAGGTAGGCGGGGATGCTCCCAAGACCATCTTGGCACCACCTCAGAAACAATTGGATGGGAACCGACTTGTGAATGTGAGAATGAACAAACCGAAAGGCAAACTGTTCTTGACCCGTTTGCTGGCGCTTCAACTACTGGCATCGCTGCTCTGAAACACGACAGAAAATTCGTTGGTGTGGAAATCAATCCTGACTACATTGAGCTTTCAAAAGACCGCATTCGGCAGCACGAAGAAGTCCCCGCGAATCACAGCTTTTGGTGAGTCTATCATGATGACAGAAAAACGCACAAATTTTCTTGTAGGTGACGCCAAAGAAAAGCTTCAAGAGCTTCCGGCTGATCAAGCTCAAACAGTCATTACAAGTCCTCCGTATTTCGGACTGAGAGATTACGAAAAAGAAAATCAAATCGGACTTGAAAAAAGTATTGACGATTTCATTGAAAACCTTTGTGATATCATCGATGAAACCGGTCGAGTGCTTCGCCCCGATGGTACGCTTTGGCTAAATATGGGCGACACCTACCATACCGGAAATACCGAAAGTGGGAATATAAAGCCCAAAGATCAGTGTCTTGTTCCTCACCGAGTAGCGATTGAACTTCAACGGCGGGGGTGGCATGTCCGCTCGACGGTCATTTGGCACCGGACGACAGCCCCACCTGAAAGCGTTAAAGACCGGCCGACGAATGCTCACGAATACCTTTTTCTTTTGTCTCAGAATCAAAAATACTTCTACGATCACTTTGCGGTGAAAGAGCCGATGAAAACAGGCGCCAAAGGTTCTTTGAAAAACAAAAGAGACGTGTGGTCGGTCCCCGGCGCCAGTTTTGGGGGCGACCATTTTGCTGTGATGCCGCTTGAGCTTGTCGAAGATCCAATCAAAGCTTCAACTTCAAAAAAAGGGCAGTGCGCCGAATGTGGATTCCCAATCAAAAGGGCTCTTGAAACGGGTGGAGTTGCCTACCAGGACGCTGGCAACCGAAAGAGAGCCGAAGCGCCGGGTTCGGAAATCAGTAAAGGGCACAATTCTGTGTTTCAAGAAGGAGTAATTCAAGAGGAAAAAACGTCTGGTTGGAAGCGAACCTGCAGTTGTGGCACCGAAGAAACTGAACCACAAGTGGTGCTTGACCCGTTTTGTGGAAGTGGAACAACAGGAATCGGGGCTTTGAAGCATGGGCGGAAGTTCGTTGGCATTGATCTCAATGAAGAGTTCATCGATATCGCCAAAGAGCGAATTCAAAATCATGAGGACGTTCCCGCCAATCATAGTTTCTGGTGATAATCACCCATTTTGATTTTTATTATTGAAAGCTGATATATAAAAGTGAATAAAAGTAAACAAATTCGTTATGGCAGAGCTAAATGACTACCCCGAAGAGCACCCGGAAACTGGAAAGTTGAAAAATCCTTTGACTTCAAACTGGATAAGCCAAAGCTACGCAAAGAGCGAAGGCATCTTGGAACAAGCGAAAGAGCACACGCAGAAGCACTTCAAAAATCAAGATGAGGAAGGAGAGGTGTCTGAAGAAATTGACCAGCTTCTTCAAGAAGCGGAGGAAGTTGAGCCGGGCGAAGCTTTCAAAGTTGATGATGAAGAACTGAGCCGACTTGATGAGCGGGCGGACATCAATCATCCAGAGATTCCAGATTCTGGTTTTCCGGACGAAGAAGACTTCGATCCGGGGGAAGAAACTCCGTTTGACCAGCCGCCGACGCCGGAAGGATTCGATCAAGCTACTCGGCAGCAAAAAAGCTCTGGCGAGTACAAAGGCGTGTACAGCGGAAAAAGCTCTTCCGGAAAGCAGCGGCTTGAAGAAAACGAGAAGCCCGATCTTGAAAAGAAGCAAGAAGACCAAGATGTTCGTTATGTCAAGACCGAGCACGGCGGAATGAAAGTGGTTCACCTCGACGACGAAGAGTGAGCCAACAAACAACCAACCAATAAAAATAAGCGATGGGATACGACTACGGATCAGTTTTGGCATCGGCTCGGCCGGACGGGTGGGACGATGTTCTTGCCCGAGTCGATAAGCAAGACGTGTACACTGCAGATGATGGCACCTACGGGCTTGAAACCGACCCGCACGTGACCGTTCTTTATGGCCTCCACGGAAAGGTCCATGAAGATTTGATTTGTCGGATGTGCCAGTCCGTAGCCGCTCCCATTGAAGTGTCAATTGACGGAATCTCGACGTTCAAGCAAGAAGATCACGACGTTTTGAAGCTGGACGTGAGCTCAAAACGTCTTCGAAATCTCAATAAGGCGTTTCGGGGGCTGCCCCACACAAACGAGCACGGGGATTATAGCCCTCACATGACAATCGCATATCTCAAAAAAGGTCGAGCAGACGAATATATGGACCTTGATCAAAAAGTCCCAAACGAGGTCCAGCTTCGGCGGATGGAGTTTACGCCGAAAGGCGCCGATGGCCCGGCGGTTCGATTTGACGTTTCTTCATGAAACAGTTTCACTTCAAATATGTAAAGTAAGTAGAGAAAAAATGATATTGCGCAAAAAAGTCGATAGCGTCGACTCGCAGTTTTCAGGCGAGCCAGTTCAAGACGTGTATCTTTGCGCAAAAAGGCTAGAAGACGGAAAAATTCAACTCTTTGAACAATACGAAAGCTCAGATAAAGAAGGTCCTCACTCGATTACCAGAAAAGTCATAGCCGACGAAGAATTTGTTGAAGATTTGTATCGCCAGATATCCAAAACAACATAAGAGGTGATTAAAAATTTACCGCAATATTTTCGTTGAGGGTAGATACGATGACGAGCCCACCGTTCACTTATGGTGTGACCAGGGCGGATATCAAAAGTTTGATTTCAGGGATTACGCCTTTATAAGAAACGAGCACGGCGACTGGGAGACAATGTGGGGAGATCCAGTGATGAAAATTCCGAAAAAGAATCTTTCCTACGGCAGAAAGCAAAGACTGAAAAACGCGTATAGCGAAGACGACGCGATTCACGAGTCGGATGTCCCAATCGAGACTCGGGTGCTCGTCGACTTTTACGATGAAACCAGAATTTCCGAGGGACACCGCCGTTTTTTCTATGACATTGAGGTGTCCACCGAAGGAAATTTTCCTTCGCCTGATGAAGCAAATCAAAAAATCACGGCGCTTTCTTATTACGATGAGTCCCGAGACGAAAGCGCTGTGCTCGTTTTGGATGACGAAGACGGAGAGGTGGACGGGGCAAACCATTCGGACATCGAAATCTTTACTTACAGCGAAGAAGAGCGGCTTCTGAAAGGCATTCTGAAGCATTGGCGGGACGCAGATCCAACAATCATCTCCGGGTGGAATAATTCTGATTTTGACGACCCATATCTTTACAACCGCCTGAAAAAAGTTCTTGGGGAAGACAAGGCGAACGAGCTTTCCCCCATCGGTAAAGTTCGTGAAAAGCGAACTCCGAGTGGAGAAAGCGGATACAAATTCGCTGGCATCGCAAGTTTGGATTACTTAAATATCTACGAGAACTTCACCTTCTCCCAGGAACCGAGCTACTCCCTTGATTACATCTCCAACAAAGAACTTGATCGGGGTAAAGTCGAATATGAAGGAATGGAAGTTGGTGGCGAGACCGTTCGAGATCTCGATGATTTAAAGCGGCTTGATATCGAAAGGTTCGTCGAGTATTCCCACGAAGACGTCCAGCTCATTGTCGATCTCGATGAAAAGCTCAACTTCATTGAAATGGCTCGGCGGATCAGCCACCTCGGGCACGTGCCCTACGAAGACGTGTATATGTCAAGCCGGTTCATTGAAGGGGCAATCTTAAGCCGTCTTCACAAAGAAGATCGAGTCGCCCCAAATAATGAGCGGAACAAAACTCGGTTCGAAACCGACGGGCGGCATAGGTATGGATCCTCAGAAATTCAAGTCCAGAAAGAAAAAATCCATGAAGACATTCCGAAAGAAGGAATGATTGGAGTCGACAAAGCCTCAACAAAGACAAAGCGGGAGAAAGTCGAGTACAAGCGAATTGATGGAGATCGCTTTGTTCTGAAAGAAGGAATTGATTTTGAAGTTGAAGACGGGGCAAGCATTGGACTTGAATTTGCGGGGGCATTTGTTAAAGAACCAGATCCGGGAATTTACGAATGGATTTACGACTTGGATTTGACTTCGATGTACCCTTGTATTATTATGGGGCTCAATATTTCTCCGGAGACGAAGGTGGCGAAAATTTATGATTGGGACGTATATGATTTTGCCGAAAAGCCGGATAAAAAATACAAAGTTTGGATTTTCAGCCGATCGGATTGGAAACACTTCAGCGGTCCAAAAGCGCTTCAAAGTTGGGCAAAGCGGAACAAATATTCAGTTGCGGCAAACGGAGCGGTGTACAAAAACGACAGGCGGGGAGT